GTCGTCCCTTGAATGCCATGATATTCTGTGCAAGATCGGGGAGGTTGTTGTTGTGGGTGGTGTGCGGCGTTCTGCGATGATCTCTTTAAGCGATCTAAGTGATGATCGTATGGCACACGCTAAAGCAGGAGCATGGTGGGAACAACAGGGACAGCGTAGCCTTGCTAATAACTCTGCTGTGTATGATGTAAAGCCTTCAGTAGGGCAGTTTATGCGTGAATGGTGTTCGATCTATGAAAGCCATTCAGGTGAACGTGGTATCTTTAACAGAGATGCATCGAAGAAGCAAGCAGCTATCAATGGTCGTAGAGATCCTAATCATGACTTTGGTACGAATCCTTGCTCAGAGATTATCCTACGTCCTTACCAGTTCTGTAATCTCACAGAGGTCATTGTTCGTGATACGGACACTCTACAAGACTTGATGTACAAAGTACGTGTAGCGGCTGTTCTAGGTACTTGGCAGAGCACAATGACTACCTTCCCATACCTACGTAAGATCTGGGAAAAGAACACCGCTGAAGAGCGTTTATTAGGTGTATCACTGACAGGTATCTATGATCATAAACTACTAAATGATCCTGATGATAAAGAGTTACCAGCAAGATTGGAGATGTTGAGAAATGAAGCAATCATTGCTAACGAAGTTACAGCAAGTGCTCTTAATATCCCTGTCTCTGCTGCTATCACTTGCGTCAAGCCTTCTGGTACTGTGTCTCAGTTGTGTGGCACTGCTTCTGGCATTCATCCTCAACATGCCCAGTATTACATTAGGCGTGTACGATCAGATAAAAAAGACCCTCTCACGGCGTTTATGATCGAACAAGGTATTCCTAGTGAACCTTGTGTGATGAGACCAGATAGCACTACAGTGTTCTCATTTCCTATGAAGGCTCCTGAAGGTGCTATCACTAGGGATGATGTTGATGCTATATCTCATCTTAAGCTATGGCGTGTATATCAGCTTCACTGGTGCGAACATAAACCTTCAGTAACTATCTCAGTCAATGAGAATGAATGGCCTACTGTAGGGGCTTGGGTATTCGATAACTTTGACATCTGTACTGGTGTATCATTCCTGCCAATGGACTTAGGGACATATCGACAAGCACCTTATCAGGATTGTACAGAAGAAGAATACAACGCTTTGTTAGCTCAAATGCCTGTTGACATTGATTGGGATCAGTTAAAAGAAAACGAAGACAATGTTGAAGGAGCACAACAACTGGCCTGTGTTTCCGGTGTTTGTGATCTGTAATGGAAGTTAAATTACATGGTGTAACATCGACTTCCACTTTATACGCTAGGAACTGTTCTTGTGGTAGACTTGTCTTTTACAAAAGAAAAACTACATTTGAGAAGGCATTAAGAAACAACTCTTTATGTCCTTCTTGTAGAACAGCTCAAAACAATAAATCTTTGAAAAGAGATGTAAAGAAAGAGAACAACCCATCTTGGCGTGGGTTTAAGGATATCCCTGGTAAAGTGTTCTCTAAGTTAAGAAGGGATGCTAAAACACGAGACATAGGATTCTTTATTACATTAGAAGATATTTCTAATGTGTTTGAAAGTCAAAACAAACTATGTGCTTTATCAGGGTGTCCTATAAGTTTTTTAGAAAATACAGCCTCTGTAGATAGAATAGACAGCAACAAAGATTACATTGTTGAAAACATACAGATAGTTCACAAACACATTAACATGATGAAAAGAGACTTTGATAATGACTACTTCATAGCAACCTGTAAACTAATAGCAGATAAATATAGATAGATAAAAAAAGACCCCTGCAAAGGGGTCTATAAAGGTCACTAAGGAAAACTATGCCGAATATCTATGGTTGGTCTTTTCTACCAGGGTTTATGTTAGGGATTTGCTACTCTGATGATTTTGTCGTAACTGACGAGGACAGCTCTGAGGTTCTTCTCGAAGGGTTCTTTGTCTTCGTTAACATCGCTATCTTTAGCTTTGTTGTTGGATGGGCTAAGGAGGAATAATGTCGCCTCTGTTTCACGACGAAGAACAAGACCTTTGGTTACTTTACCTGCTGCAAGATTCCAACGCTTTAGTTCTTGAACAGCTTCCTCCCATCGCTCTTGGTTTATTCTTGTTCGCATCGTGGATGATCGGAGCCTAGCTGGTCCTAAGTTATAAGTCCAGCTAAGTATTGCAGCAGCTTTATTTTGGTGTTTCGTCAACACTGGACAGGCTTTGTAGACTTGAAGTAGGAACCTCTCTGCATCAAGTTCGAACAATTCCTGTCCTCTTTCTTTTGAGATCTCAGGATCATCTAAGGTAACCCTATCACCATTCTCATACATGGTTGATCCCCAGCCTATGGTGGGGACGTTAGCACTGCACAGATAGGGTTTACTTCTCCAGCCTTCGAATCTCTTGATTAGTGGTTCAGCAATGGCGATTACTTCTTTGATTCCCATACCCTACCAACGAACCAAAAAGTTAGAATCAATGACAGCATACCTTCATCATAGTCAGTCCATCCTGACAACAACACTGCTGTCCATGAACCATCCTGAAGAAAAGCTAGGTATAGTCCAGCAGCTTTGACAACTGAATAGAAAGCTACAAACCAGTACGTCACTGCCGGCCTAACCAAAGCAGATAGCGATGCTACCCACTTCCAGGCTTTGCTGTCAGACTCTGCTTGTTGTTTGAATGCTTCACCAATAGCATCTAATTCATGCTCTTGTAGACGCTGATGTCCCTGCTGTAAAGCAAACTCTGCTTGCATCTTAGCGATAGAGACTTCAACATCTAACTTCTTCAGTTCATGTTCTCTTTCAAACTTCCTATCTAAGATCTTTAAGACCTCTGGAGCAAGGCGAAAGACACCACCGATAAGAGCACCAATGAGTTCAAACATTAGCAAATTCTCCTAGAACATCACGAACAATGCTGCTTTGTTTCATTGGTTGCTTAGTCGGAGGGGCGGGTGGTTCTAATAGCTGCTGAAGTTCTTTCATCTGTTCAGGAGACAAACCTTGCTGTGGTTGATCCTGTGTAGCCGCTTCAGGAGTACCAAAGTCTGATGTAGAAACCTTAGCATCATTGTATATCTTTGCTAATTTAGCAGCAGCAGCTCCTGTCATACCTGCTTTACTAATCTCTTTCTCTAAGCCAACTAATTGACTAGCTGCTTTAGGATTAGTAGCAATCTTAGCAAATACTTTAGGCGTTAAAAGAACACCAGCACCTACAGCAGCGCCAAGTAAGGGATCTTGAGATAATGACGCAGCACCAGAACCGGCTAATACGGCAGCTAAAGAACTTACAGCATCAGCTTGTTTACCAGTGACGAATAAAGATAAACTTCCTCCTGGTGTTTTAGAACTGATTTCAGCAGTCTTACTTAATGCTCTTATGCTATTCTGTGCTTCAGGACTAAGCGCTTCTTCAAACGTCCTACGAAACTTAGCATCTTTTCTGAGTTTATCACCGATAGCAACAAACTCCTTAAGTGTGTTCTCAGCACCTTGTTCGCCTAAGAAAGACTCTACATAGCCTCTGTTTAATGCTTGTTGAATAGCTTTACTGTCTAAGGCAGAATCAATCGTTTTAGCTTGTGCTAAAGCATCTTTGATAGCACGAATCTCTGATTGGTTACCAGCTTTGTATATCGCTTCTCCAATACGTTCAGGCTCTTTAACAAGTATCTTAAGAACTGTTTCAGGGAACAACTTCTCTAAAGATTCTCTGTAGAATTTTTGTGTGCTACGGTATTGAGCAAGTAATTCTGGATCCATTTGTTTAGCTGACGTATCCATAGCATCGTCAATGCTTTTAACAGCTTTAGATAGTTCAGCAACAACAGGACTATTTTTACCTACTTCTACTTTGAGATCACGTAAACGACTGTTTAAAATAGACCTTAATTGGTGTGCCTCAGCAAAAGACACATCAGAAGATAAATTACTAATGTCTTTTAACACACGAGCAACAGCATCGCCGTATACAGCAGCAGGGTCTCCTGTCTCAGTTAAATTCTCAGCTTTTTTTAACGTCTCAAAAGCCTTAGATTTAATAGGGTTAAAATTAACAAGTAAGTTAAAACCTCTAGCAGGTAATTCCTGCTCATAAAATGGAGCCACAGTTTCAGACAGCCTAGTATTTGCTGTTTGTATAATATCTCTTACACTTTGACCAGCCTGTATAGCTGGAATAGCTTCATCAGAAACAGTATCTAGGATCTTATCTCTTTCTTGACGCAAAGCATTTAAGTTAGTGTTAGCTAAAGCTTCAAAGGTACTTTGACCTGAGAAACCACTACGCCCTACTGATTCACGTACTTTAGCACCTGTAGTGCCTGTGATTTGATATTCTGTTAGCGAACCACCATACTTTTGTAAAAGTTCTTGAGCAACACGTTTAGCCTCTTGTGATGAAGCATCCATAGGAGGTAAAATACCAGCCCTAGTCATTGCATCTTTAGTGACACGATACCCTTTACCAAGCATGTTAAATACTGCATTACCACCAGCATCTAAAGCCATGCTTGTTACTGAGTTAGACAACATATCTGCTGCTGTCTTTGTCAGAGGCACTGGCATACCCATTGCAGACTTAACACCAGACTCTAGAGCTGTACCAGTTGCTGCACCAAGACCAGAGCCAATAACACCTCTAACAGCTTGTTGTGCTAACGCCCTACCTGTCATAGCCCCTTGCGGTGTTCGTGTTGTAGCTGCTCCGATAATACCACCAGCTAATCCACCAACATCAGGTAATGCTTCTATGGCTAAGTCAGTAAATGTTTTTCCAGGTTGTTTAGCACCTTCCATAACCGATGTTGGTTGTGCAGGTGCTGGTGTTCCTTGTGAACCTAATAAAGATTTAAGTTCATCTAACTCTTGTGGAGAAAGACCTGTTGCCATGTTAGTATCCTAATTGTCTACGCTGTTCAGGAGTAGCTTTATCTAACAATTCACTTATACGTTGTGCTTCTTTTCTGGCTTTTGATCTGTTATTAACAAAATCATACTTATTTAAGTCATTGCCTCCTAATTGATACTGAAAAACATCTTCATATGCTTTTTTGTCAGTAAGAGCCTCAGTACGCATACGTTTAAGCATTGAATTAAGTGTTTGCTTAGTCATTCCTGTATTACCAATAGCTTCTTTTAAGAACATTAATTCCTTTTCAGATAAAGAGCCAGGAAGATTACGAGCTTGTGAAGCAGTTAAATTAGCTATAAGCTGTTTTAGTTGTTCTGTTTCTGTTGTTCCTGTAACTTGTACACCAAGAGCATTGGCAATTTGACCTGCTTTTAAAGCAACATCACTACCGACTCCAGTAAAGGCGTTGTTTAATGCCCTGCTCATTGCCTCAATGTTTGATATTGACTTCTCTGCTGCTATAGCATTATTTGAAATATCATCAAACCTTTTTACTTGAGCTGCATTAACTCCCTGCATTTGTCTAGCATCAACACTTATTGTTTGTTTACCCTTAGCTAATTCTGCGTCTCTTTTATTAACAACAGCCTTTTCCGCAGGCGCTAGTTCATAAAAACCCTTGTCATATATTTCTTGAGCTATTGCCTCCCTATCAGAACCAACTGATGGAGGTGTTTTATCTTTAGGCTCTCTAGTTGTTACTATGTTTATCTTAGCATCAATTTCAGCAATACGCTGTCGTAGTTCTTCTTGCTCTAGTGGGCTGGTAGAATTCTGCATACGAGTACGTAAAGCATCTCTTTCAGCCTGTAGTGTTCCAAGCTCAGAAGGTTTAAGCTGACCAGCAGCACTGGCTTTAGCCTCACTAGCTTTTGCAGAAGCTTCAGCTTGTCCTACACGAGCACCAGCAAGAGTTATCTCAGCTTCCGTCTTACGTTTACCAAGAGCAGTCTTTTCCCTATCAGCCTCAAAAGCTTTAATCTGCGTAGCAGCACCGATAGCAGCCTGTGTAAGACCTCTAGCAGAAGCTTCTTTAGCGAAGATCTTGTAAGCTACTAGCGGATCATTACCATCCCACTGAGAAGCTACAGCAGCCTTTAGCTCTTCCATCTTCTTAGCTTCAGACAATGCAGGATCTTCGATACCGAACAAACCTGCTAAGCTTCTACCAGCTTGTGTACCTGACATAAGAGCACTAGCTCTTATACTCTGGAAAGGAGTTAGTTGAGCCTGGGCTACTGCATTTGCTTGGTCTTGTTGTGCTTGTTGTCTTTGTATATTGAAAGCACTAGGACCAAATAAACTCATTTGTTGTTGTGCCATTACTGTTCCTTAAGGTAAACCAAGTATTTTAGAACCAGCATCAATTAGCTTTGAGTAGTCAATACCGTTAGGTCCAAACAACTGGTTAGCTACGTTTCTTCTGCCACCTACAAGAGCTGCTAAAGCTTCTTCGTCAGCTCTTAATTTAGCATTAATACCAAGAGCCTGAGCATTACCAACCTGTGTTAGACCTTGAGAGAATAGATTTAGCGGTGCTGTGATACCAGTCATAGCAGGTTGCATATAAGCATTAGTTTGTGCAATCCTACCAGCCTGAGACAACTGACCTAACTGACCAGATAACTGAGCTTGTTGCAGTGCTTGTTGACTAATCTGCTGTAGTGGTGCATAGGCTTGCTGTGCTTGGCTTAACAGTGTACCACGTTCACCTAATGCAAGATTTCTAGACTGTACTTCTCTTTCTAGTTGCTGTCTTGCCAATGCTTGTTCCAAAGCAGTTAGCTCAGGTGCTGCTGTGCTTACTTGTTTACCTTCTACATCAAGACCAGAACCAAGTAAACCTAATCTACCTTGCTGACGCATACGCTCTTCAGTGGCTAGACGCTGACGCTGTGCTTCAGGTGCGGACAATGCAGCTAGTTTATTGTAGTAATCTTTACTGAGTTGATCTACGTTAGTCATCTCAGCAGCCTGTGCAGACTGAATAGCAGCTCTACCTAGAGGAGCCATCAGCATCTGTGCTGTGTCAGTAATGTTACTCTCTAGTTGTCCTGTCTGTGGATTAACTCTTGTGTTTACTAAGTTAGTGGATACACCATAGGGTGTGAAGTCACCAACCATCTTTGATGCACGTTCACCGATGTTAGCTAATGCTGTACCAGCACCTAAACCTACATCACGGTAAGCATTAAATAAGTTTGTTGATAACTTATTGTATTCGTCTTGGCTTATCTGTCCTTGTTTACGTAGCTTATCAGCAGCGTCTTTAATTAAAGCTAGATTAACACCAGAATTAACAAGACTACCAAGTGTTTTAGGATCTAATAAAGCTTTAGCTGCATCCTTTGCCCCACTTAATAGATTACTACCTACAGTAGCTCCTGTTCCAATAGTTGCTCCAGTGGTTATAGTACCACCCCCACCAACAACATTACCAGTAGAGGTAACAGCACCTGTTGCGGCTGCGTCTGCGGCTGCTGTAGTACCAGCAAGTACGGAATCTGTTAATGATAAACCAGCAGCAGCATTACCAGAAGCTACTTCAGAAGCTAATGTAGCTAATTCAGCACTACCTGTCTGCATTAAAACATCAGCGTACGCTATAGAACCCGCATCCATACCAGCAGCAAACGGAATTACTTTATTGGCAGCGGCCCCCGCAGCTTCTAATGTTCCAGTTGCAGCACCTCCAGGAACAGCAGAGCTTAATAGTCCACTTGAAGAACCAGCAGCAGTACCACCAGCAGCACCAGCGGTTGTTCCACCAGCAGCAGTACCACCTACAGGTGCAGCAGTGCTACCAGCAGCAGTGGCAGCTTCAGTACCACCGAACAAAGAACTTATCTCAGGTATACTGCTTAGTCCAATAGCACCGCCAACAATGCCTAGTGCTTGTAACCAGCCTTTACCTTCAGAAGTATTAGGATCAGCAAGTCTTGTCGTTGTTGGTGTGCCATAAGCATCATACCGTTGAACAACAATCTTATCACCCTGTCGTCCGATAGCCTTCTCAACAGTGATGTCCTCGCCTTTGTCTAACTGACGGATATTACCTTCAGTACCAAAGTTTCGTTGTACACCACCTGTCAACAAAGTACCCATAGGTACACCAGCATCTAAGAAATACTGATGAACTTGATCTACAGGAATACCTGTGATGTTGGCTAAATCATTCGCAGTTGCTCCAAACCTCTGTGCAGCCTGTCTAATTGCTTCAGGGTTTCCTATATTACCTGCAATGACATTAAGAACTCCTAGCTTCTGTTCAGGAGTTAAGTTCATAGTGGTAGCCATTAGTGATTCCTATCAAAAATGATCATACTGTTCTTCCAGTTTTGAAGAATACATCCATCTGTTGTATGGACAGTACATCAGCACTTACGTTAGCTTCGATACCTACTTGGAACACTCTACCATCGTTGCTAAGTTGTGCTTTAAGTATGTTGATTGCTTTGGTTGTACTGAAGTATTCAGCAATGTTAAACTCAGACACATTATACTCTGATTGTGTTGTGCTTGGTATTACAGCTAACTCAGCACTTTGATAGTTAGAAGTGTAGTCTGTACCCCATTTTAAAAATACTTGAGTCTGCGAACCACCAATAACCAACATAGATAACTTCTTAAGTATCTTCAGTATTGATGCGTTACCAGCATCTAAGTGAGAGGTATAGTACAAGAACCTAATTGTTGTACCATTGTCAGAGTAACTAGCAGCATATTCACCGATGTAACCAGCTCTGCTGATATATAGCTTTCTATCTCTTGTAGACAGTAAAGCCTTTGGAGCTAGTGTCCACGTAGTTACTTTACAGGAACCATCCTGTAGACGTTGCTTGAGATCTAAGCAGTAGGAAAGTTCTCTAGTTGGTAAACTAAGTAGATAGAATCCAGACTTCTCATAGAATACTGATTTGATGTTCTCGTTGTCTTCGTTGATAGCGATGTCACTGATTAGATCATCCCTAACATTCTTTGATACATCAAACAAAGGTGCTGACTTCTCTTGAATTGTTCTACCGAGGCTACGAACCCCTGTATCACTAAGGAAGAAAATATCTGTTCCGACATCCTGAATGGAGTCTCTAGCAATGCATCCAACACCATCAATAACCTCTACTAAGGTAAGATTAGAAGCTGGAGCTGATGCAGCTCCACTATAGATGATCAGAGACTTCTTACAGAATATGATTAGGAAGCCATTAAAGGCTGCTAGGCCAACGATTGAGTCAGTACCGTTAGTGAACACATTCTCAATGTCTAAAGAGCCTGAAGTGCCTCCATTCCACTTGTAACCGATCAACGTATCAGACCACCATATCGTAGTCTTGTTCGTTGATGTATCTGCTACCCATAAACGACCATAAGCAGCTAAAACTTCATTAGCTAACTGTACAGTACCTGAATAGCTGGGATGTGCGGACACTAAAGTCCATGTGTTACCTACATGATCATAGATCAGTGGGTTATGAGCACGTTGGAAGAAGTATGTATGGTCATTGAAGTTAACTGCTTTCCAGTTCTGTGCTGTCCATGTAGCAGAACCATCATAGACCTGAGTCAGTGTTGTTGTACCTGTGTAGATACGATTATTACCGATAGATACAATCTGTGTTGTACCGTCTTGTTTAACTACTTCATGGAGTAGCGTAGGTTCTGTGCTGTTGTATCCTGCTGATGTATTGACGTTGTCCCAACCACCACGACAAGCAATACGACCAAACTGATCAATAACAGCATTCTCTGCTTTCAGTGCAAAGTCTTTAGTAATAGCTACTGAAGAGTCTTGTGTATTAAGACCAGCAAAGCCAGGAGCTACGATACTAACTGACCGTAACTCAGCAGCCATTATACCCACTCCCAGGTTGTTTCATCACCGTATCGCTCTGCTTCTATAGAGATATAGGATGCTACTGCCTTACGATACAAATCAGCTTGTTGTTCGCTTAAACGACCACCATCTTCACCACGTTCATTGATAGCACGTAGTAAAGCACCTTGAATCACTAACTCTGAAGGGACATACAACACGTCAGTGCTAGCGGACAAATCAGCCTGTGGTACAACACAGTCTACTTTAACAGTCAATGCTGACGTTGGGATAGGCCATAGATCAAGAGTAATAACACCAGTAGATGATGTGCTGTTACCAATAGAAAAATAAAAAGGATCTCCATTTACTGATCCTTGAAGGTTAATCCACTCATGCATCTGATTCTGTGTAGCTTGCTGAAGGTCTCTCTTCAGTGATGGTATGTAAACTACTAATAACCTAGACCTAGGATTAGTACCAGGGATCTCATAGTTCTGTGTACCATTGACAGTAGTGATTGTCTTAGTGGTACGAAGTACAGACCAGTTCCATGCATCTTCAACTTCACGTTTAGCTTCGTTAACAAAGTCACCAACTAACTTAACATAAGTTGTGTCAGTAACAGAGGCTGCTTCAGTCTCACGAAGCCTACGTAGTACACCATTAACACAATCTAAGAATGTAGCCATTTAGATCACCATTTAATTTTATCAGCCCAGAAGGCCGCTGACATCTTCCCTTTAGCAATATTCTTTGCGTGGCGAGCTTTAAAGGCTTTATTCCTAGCAGATCCTTCAGGAGAACCTTTAACACCTTGTTGACCAAAACGAATCGTCTTAACTTGATCACCGTCCTTTGCTACAACAATGTGAGATTTCGTAGGATGTCCTGGTGTTCTTTTAGGTTGATTATATCCAGAGACTCCTGCTCTTTCCAGCCTTGAATCTTTCTTCATTTCTTCTTAGCAGTTTTTGCTGCCTCCTTAAATGCTTTTGCTGTTGGAGCACCTTTAGTGCCTGGTTTTCTCATCTTCTCACCAGAGCCTTCAGCGATACGTTTACGCTTGGCTTGGATGTTAGCGTATAGTCCTTGCTTCATTTCTTCTTCTTAGGCTTTGACATACCAGCCTCTGACAAAGCGATAGCAACTGCTTGTTTACGAGACTTAACTACAGGACCGCCTTTACCGCTATGTAGAGTACCTTCTTTATACTCCTTCATGACTTTACGTACTTTAGCGGGTTTAGGTTTCATGACGGATAACCCATCTTACGTTCTTTAGCCTTCATAGCCTTAGATTCTTTCTTCTCATGCATCTTCTTAGCCTTCTTTGATGCATACTCTTCCGCTTCTTTCTTTCCTTTGGCGGTGTAAGGAAACTTCTTATTCGCTACCATCGGCATTTTTCTTTCTCCTTCCGAACATACATTGAACGGTATCTGTTTCGAATATCCTAATTGCAGTCCATACAATCGTTAGCACTGCTGCAATGGCTGGTAGTAGCTCTGCTAACGTACCTACCACTGTTAAGATTGATACAGCATCTCCTAATTGCTTGACTTGCTCATCAGCTTGGAGTGCCATGATTATTCACTTAAGGCTGCAATCTGTTGCTGTAGTTGTTGAAGCTGCGTTAACAAATCCTCTTTCGTTGGTGTTATGGGTGTTATTGGTGTTACTATTGGTTCTACGAACATACCATCTACATAGCTCCATCCTGGTCCTGCTTGCGGACAATCAATCCATCCATTCTGTTCAGCAAGTTCAGCATCAGCAACAACAACATTAACAACAACATTGTTTTCTATGATTGCGAATCGGTTGTTCATTTTGATCACCATGAATAAACACGACAACATCCTGCGCCACCTACACCGCCTGTGCCGCCTAATACACCCGAAGTAGTGCCAGTGTTTGCGCCTCCTCCTCCACCACCTGCTGCAACACCACCAGCACCTCCTGTTCCTGCTGTAGTAGGTGTTCCATTAGATGCTCCACCTCCACCACCACCGAATCTAAAAGAACCACCTGCTGTTCCTGGGTTCCCACTTGTTGTTCCACCAGCCCCTCCACCTCCTGTTAAAGAAGTTAGCGAACCACCTGCTGCGCCTGGTCCTGGGAACACAATACTCGTCATACCGCCACCACTTCCACCACCTGCCCCACCTGCATAGGATGAAGCACCGGCATCGCCTGTTCCTGTTACTGCGAGTCCTCCAACCCCACCACCAAAACCGCTTGCACCCCTTGATGTTGCTATGCTTGATGAATTAGTACCGCCACCAAACTGAGCTAGTAGTGCACCACCATCAGTTAGATTAGGACCACCAGCAGTTGCTCCGTTCGCAGCAGTCAGTACACCGCCACCGGCCCCACCTGGATTTGATGAACCTGAAAGTTGACCACCTGATCCACCACCCCCGCCAAAAGCACTTAAGTAAGACCCAAAGGTTGTATTACCTCCGTTTGTGCCACTACTTCCGGCTGATCCAGCACCAGCACCATTACCACCGCCACCGCCTGTACCGCCAGCACCAATAGTTACTGAGACTGTGGAAGATAGATCACTAGCCTTAAATAATCTAAACGTATAAGAACCTCCACCTCCTCCAGCACCTCCTTGCGATGTGTTAGTGGATGAGCAACCACCACCGCCACCGCCACCTCCAGCACCCCAACACTCAACCATAATAAATGTTTTACCTGCTGGTTTTGTCCATGTACCTGACGAGGTAAATTCTTGGAAGTCTGATGTACTAAGCGGTGATGATTGCCAAGTAGATCCTGTTGAAGTTAAAACATTTCCTGCTGTTCCTGCTGACAATGTTACTAAAGAACCTGAACCATTACCAAGTAAAACACTACCTGCTGTAGCGAACGAAAGACCTGTACCACCGTCAGTGACTGCTAAATCTGAAGCTAGGTTTACAATCGTACCGCCAGAGAAACCCATATTAGTTATCGTACCGCTTGTAGCAGTTAAGTTAATAACTGTTAGATTGTTCGCAGTACCAGTTAAGTTTGTTACTGTACCAGACGCAGCATCTAACTTTGTACTGATAGCAGTAGCAATGTTGTTGTACTCTGTATCGTGTTCAGTACCTTTAATGATCTTACCTGCTGATCCACTCGGTAGTGAATCTTTTGCAGCAAAGTTAGTTGTCTTCGTATAGTTAGCCATGAAAGTCAATCCTCTTTGGTATTCTTAACCTTTTGGACCTTTTCAGTTTTCTTTTCTTGTTCTTCTTTTACTTCTTCATAATCTGGATGTCTACGCATCTCAGCAATATCAAACTCATACTCTACGTTGAGTAAGTTGTTAGACCAAATACATCTGAATGTAGCCATTGTGACCTCTATATAAAAGAGAAGCTGCCGAAGCAGCCTCTCTAGTGCTTCTAATTAGCTAGGAATGATCAGAGCAATACCAGCATCGTTACGCAACTCTGCAACACCATACAGCGTGTCAGCAGTGTACAGCGTAGCGAGATACTCTTGCTTGTACTGAGCCTGTGAGCGAACAGCCATCTGCTCTGCAAGGACCAATGCATCCTTGTGGAACATCAAGCAAGCACGAGGAGCTGTACCAGAAGAGGCAAAAGCAGTGTCAGCGTTGCTGCTAACAAACACTTTAACACCGTATACATCACCGATCTGACCGTTACGGATGGTGTTGTTACCACCTTGCTCACCAACAAAAGCTTGTTCGGTAAAGCGAGCAAGACCCATCATGGTGTTACGAGCAACAGGAGGAATAACGAAGTAACGACTATCCTGAGGTACGTTAGCATCGTCAAGACGCTGGATCGTACGACGAATAGCAGCATCAGTCAATGCAGTTGCGTTACCAGCACCAGCACCACCAACGAAGGCTGTAGTACCATCACCACCGATGTAGGCAGTGGTTGTACCGGCCACACTGTAGTCACCAGTAGTACCAGCGGCATGAGAGCCATTGAACAGACGACCAATCTGGATCAGATCAGTGTCAACCTGTGTTGAAAGAGCATAACCAGCATCTTCAGTGTAGAAACGACGAAGTGAAGCAAGAGCCTGAACTTCAACGATGTCCTCAATCAAACGTGAGTATTCGTAGTGCTTGTTAATGGTAACCTGCACTTCAGACTCAACGTTAGCCTGAATGGTAACAGCCGTGTTAGCTGCTTTAGCGGCTGCTGAACCACGGGTAGGACTAGGAATATGAAGCGTATCACCTTTCTTACCACGCATCGTCATCTTGTTGACGAGGTTCGCCATAACAAGATTCTTTTTGTAGGAAGCGATGATTTCATCAGACCAAATCTCAGGGATAAATTTATCTGCGTTGGTCTTGTTGACAATGGAGGAACTACCTCCAGGATAAGCTACTGCGGCCATTTTTAATTTCCTTTAAGTTTAGGTTATCGAACCCTACCTTCGTTATAGGCTGAGATGATGTCATCTTGTAATGCCATATAACGCTCAGGGTCAGTCATTTGGAGCCGAATAAGATCTGCTCGACGATAAATCTTCTTGCTCGTTTCACCAGTAGCACCATCAACCGCTACCGTAGCTGCTTTCAAGGTTTGATCTCTTTGGCTCTGTAACTGCTGTGCTGCTTGCTGAACAGTTTCCTGTTTAGCTTTCTTCAATGCTTTGAAGTTAGACAGTAGTTCATGAGCTGAGTCATAATCAAATTGTTTGTCCGCTGCCAGGTACAATCTTTGACGTACAGGTGACTCATTCACCCAGGTAGCAAACTCAGGATCAGTAATGACCTGTGTATAGTCTGGATGCGATTGAGCTAGCCTGTTTGCAGTTTGCATCCTTGCCATCTGTGCCGCAGCCTGTTGAGCTTGGACAACTGCTGGATGGGATTCAACTGCTTTGTTAACTGCCTTAACAGGATCGGCAAAAAAGTCAGTATCATCTTCGATAGCTTTAGCAGGTTGATCCTGCGGTGTGATTTGCCTTTTGATGAGTTCATCAGCTAACTTACGAACTTCTCCAACTTCTTGTGCTTGACGACCAATTAGCTTTTCAGCCTCTTGATGCATCCTTATGATGTCATCTAACGATTTACCCTTATACTTCTCAGGGATCGTAGGTTCTTCCTGAGTTGGTGCTGTTTCAGTCTTAGCCTCTACAGCTTGAAATTCATCGTTACCTACTTCTTCATCTAGAGATTCTACAAATTCAGCCATCTGCTTCTCCTAGTCGGGTATAACCCAATTGTTAGGAATTAAAAAGAAATCTAAGTTATCCCTCATAGTAGGACTTAGATCTTGCTACGTTTGCTGCCTGTTCATGGACTGTTGCCCATCGATCATGAGCGGTTGGAAAAGCACCTGTGATGCCTTCCAATTTACTCCTAGGAGCTGCTAACTTACGATGCGCTAACAAATCACAGTACGGGCACTGCACACTACTTACGGAACTATCAACGAAGTGTTCACTTACGTGATGGTTCCCACATTCAAAATCATTTAGTATCCTCATTGACTAAATCCTCATAGGCTTTTTCCCAAACTTCATGCATCGTTAGGAGCCAATCTAAAGCTTTTAGTTGACCTTTACGTTCTTGTAGTTCTTCTCCACTAGAGATAGTGGTTATGTCCGCTACTGCGTCTCTGTACTCTTTAGCGTCTTCCAATAGAGTTTTCCATCCTGGATGGCTCATTAGGTCAAATCGCTCTTCGTAGTATCTTAGTAACTTAGTAGTATCCATTGTTGTTATTTTACCACATCTTTATGAATTTGTCAAGCATGTTTTTACATATTTGTCAATACCCAGTTAATATTTTCTTCATCCCATGAATACATCTGACCATCTGTAGGCATTGCTACAGGTGCTTCCCAAAGGCATGATCCAGCGTTCAGTACCCAACTAGCAAAAGGCTGTGGTGGGATAAAAGCATCTCGCACTGCATCATAGGTGTAACCAATGCCTGCATAGTTCTTTCTGAAAGGTGCACCGTTAGGATGCTGACCACCTTGGGTGTTGTAGCTTGTACGCTTACACGGTTGTCCTCGTATTTCAGCGTAGCGTACTTCCCAGTCAATACCTTCCTCGCCTTCATCCTTGCCGACAATGACTTCGGTAACGATGTTATTTGCGTCTAAAAAAGCGTAGTGAGCCATTATGCCTCCAGCCGTAATCCAGTTAAATCAACTTCTTCCCCAATCATGCCAACTGGGAAGGTGTTAAACGATAGAGAAATTCTAGTTTCTTCGCCCTGCACTTGCGGAACCATATGCTGCGCTGATGAAGGAAACAGAATTAGCTTGCCTGTTGTAGCTTCAAACCACCAAGACTCGGAGTTGTACTGGTTCCACTCTAGCGGAGGGAATTTTATTTGTTGATACCCGTCACGGTAAAAGTAAATCCTGTCATCAGGATTGGTCTGCACATAGAACACCCCTGAGACGTAACTGTTCGGATGTGCGTGTTTGTGATGGAATTGCCCTGGTTCCGAATAGTTGCACCAGCTTTGGGTAACCCTAAGGCTTACGTCGTGCTTAGGGTTCGCTGTTGCCTTAAAGTATTCAGATACGCAATCTTCAATCCATGAGCGTAACCCTGTCATAACAGGATCACGCAGCACAAAGTTATTGGTTGAGGTTGTATTGCCCATATTAGGACGGGTTTCTAACTCACGGACAAAGAACAACTCCTCATCCGTAAGTTCCCTTCCTAACTCAAAGAATCCTACGGGCGTAGGAAATAAATGGTGCATGTTCATAATGCAAACTGTATATTGCCGGTTCCAGCCGTAAACGATGTGATCTTATATCCACCTGATGTGCTTGTACTGTAAGTAAGACCACCGCCAGGATTGGAAATAGTGTAAGCGTCTGAGTATTTCAGAATGACAATGCCGGAGCCACCTGCACCTCCCGAAGCTCCTCCAGTGCCACCACCACCGCCACCACCACCGGTGTTCGCGGTTCCAGCAGTTCCAGGAGTACCGCTTATGCCCGTACCGCCACCGTTGCCACCGCCGCCGCTACCGCCAGTGCCAGCAGTTACGTTAAATGTACCTCCACCTCCGCCGCCTGCGTAAGTTACCGATGAACCGCTTATTGAATTTGCTGTTCCAGCCCCACCGTTACCACTTGTAACACCGCTAGCTCCAACAGCACCAGCACCGCCTCCACCGCCAGCCCTTAAGGTAGATGAACCATCTCCGAGACCACCGTTATTTCCTTGTGATGGACTTGTTGAAGGCGTATTTCCTTGACCATTCCCAGAAGATGGGTTTCTAGTACCACCACCAGAACCACCATTCCCAGCACTTTCAAGACCTGTAGATACATTATTAGCTCCGTAACCCCCACCGGCTGACGTAATGGTTGAGAAAACAGAAGAAGAGCCTTGAACCGCAGGATTGGTAGCACCTCCGCCACCAACTGTTACAGTTAAGTTGGTCGCAAGAGGAACTGACGAATTGGTTCCGGCCCTATAACCTCCAGCACCACCACCGCCACCTGAATTAGTTCCGCCACCGCCCCCACCAGCAACAACAAGGTACTCAACAGCGATAGACGATGGGGCACTAACAGCATACGCCGCTGCAATGATTGCACTTAATGCGCCAGCCATATTAGGTCACTCCTGCGCCAGAAACATACCAAGTATCTGTAGCTACTTTAAGTAACGTAGCCATTCCCTTTGTTGCTACTGTCCTGTTTCCTGTTGCTCCGTTAGCAAGCTGGAAAGTAACACCAGCACCAGATATTGTTAGGTTCCCTGAATTGTTGTTGACAACAAGAATGGTTGTTCCTACGTCAATGGCTGTTGTTGCGTTGGTGTTAACCGTTAGCGTTGCTGTCGATCCACCAGTAAAGTAGATATGCTTTCCTGCGTCACTAGCAGCAACCGTTGTATTTGTACTTTGTGGAGCACCGATATAACCAACCTTGTTAGTTCCGTCTACTGTACAACTTGATAGTGTTCCAGAAGAAGGTGTTCCTAGCGCACCTCCAGGAACTACATAATCAGTACCAGCAGTAGCGGCAGATATTGCTGTACCATTACCTTTTAAAACACCTGTTATTGATGTTGATAAAGTAATTGCTGGTGTTGATGAAGCATTAGCAACTGTTCCTGCTAAACCATTAGCTGAAACAACGGATACAGTAGTGACAGAACCACCACCAGCAGCAGAACTAAACGTTAAATTGCCTGATCCGTCCGTACTTAAGAACTGACCATTTGTTCCATCTGTGGCAGGCAACGTAAATGTTGTGCTAGAAGAAGTATTTGCTGACTGTATCGTAGTTGTTCCAGTACCGCTTGCATTACCCTGGACTTTGAGATTACTCACTTTACTCTCCTAAAAACCAAGAACAACCCAACGCTCATCTGTTCCTACAGTTACTGAAGCATTTGAGTTAATTGTTACAGGACCAACGCTTAATCCGTTATAACCGTCTGTTATTGTATAGTTAGATGATATGGTTCGTAGGTTTTCTAATATTGTACTAGAACCACCACCTCCACCACCTGTACCATTCGCTGCTGCTGTGATACGACCTTGTGCATCAACAGTGATGTTAGCGTTAGTGTATGAACCTGCTGTAACCGCTGTGTTCGCTAAGTTAATGGTTCTGTTAGCGGACAAATCACCACCACCAGACAACCCAGTACCGGCAGTGATTGTTGTTGTTCCTACCGCATAACCAGCAGAGGCATGATTACCCCAACTATAAGCAGTATCCCAATCAGTTTGCTTTGATGTGGTCGGTATTGCATAACCAGCTGTATACGATACTGCTAACGTACCTGCTGATGTTACTGGTGATCCTGTTACAGTTAATCCAGTAGGTACTGACATAGCTACTGATGTTACTGTGCCATTGCCTGACAAAGCAGCAATGTTACTAAGGGTTGTCTTTACAGTGTTACCACCCTGTACAATAGGTACAACTTCAGTACCAGCCAGTGCTGATGCATTTGATAGTGCTGAT